CCGCGGTCGAGGCGTGCAAGAAAGGCGGTGCGTGATGGCTGATTTGGTAATTGAATGCCTTGCCAGGAAGATTGTTGAACACCTGTATGCTCGTTTCCAGGTTGCTGAGAAGAACGAGAAGATCGCCAAGTTGAAGGCCGAGAACAAGAAACTGCGGGCTTTACTCAAAGAAGTTGCCGAAGATGCAGAGCGAATACTGAAAGGCGGTGCGTGATGGGAAATCTGATAATCTGCGGAGTGGCAGTCGTCGTGGCGTTTTACGCCGGAATGCTGGTAATGGCTTTATGCCAGATGACAGGACGCAAACGGCCAAAGTTAAAATCGGTGCGGTAATATGAGAATACTTGCGATCGACCCGGGGCCGACGTATTCGGCGTGGGTGATATACGATACCGAAAAGAACAAGCCGATACGGGCCGATATATGGTCTAATGAGAATCTGATCGTAACGATTGACGGTGCCGTTAAGTCACTTGCCGGATGTGGGTATATGGTAATTGAAATGCCGCAGTCGTTCGGTATGCCGGTCGGTGCGAGCGTGTTCGATACATGCGTATGGATTGGACGATTCTGGCAGGCATTTTATAGCAGCTATTCCGTTTTTCAAGTGTTTAGAAAGGACATCAAACTCCACCTGTGCGGCACGTCGCGGGCGAAGGACGCGAATGTACGAGCGGCGTTGATTGATAGGTATGGCGGCAGCCGGCAGGCGGCGGTCGGCACGAAGAAGAATCCCGGACCGCTGTACGGATTCAAGCGTGATATGTGGGCGGCATTGGCGGTCGCCGTGTGTTTTTCGGAAACGATCGTGAAGGAAATGGCCGATGAAAAAAACGATAAGAATTAAATGCCAGGGCAGCGGCATGGCGAAACTCGACAGCTTGAAAATACTCCAGGGCGACCTGAAGGATTTGAGCGACGAAAGCGGCGACAAGCTGCGGCGGCGTATCGAAACGTTCGGATTCGATGCACCGATATTTACATGGGACGGATATATTCTTGACGGAACACAACGGTACAAGGTGTTGCAGACGATGATCGCCGACGGTTGGAAACTGCCGTATGGCAAGGTTCCCGTAGTCAATATCGAGGCCGAATCGGTCGAGGATGCAAAGGCACGCATACTTGGCTATGTGTCGCAGTTCGGACGGATAACCGAAAACGGATACGATCAGTTCATCGTCGATCTGCGGGATTTGGACGTCGGCTTGATAGACCTGCCGCCGTTCAAGTTGGACGAAATTGCACTGCCGGATGAAAATGTCAAAACGCAAGAAACGACGGACAATTTGATAATAACGATTGAATGTAAGCCGGGAACATACGAACATATCAAATCGACTATCGCCGACTGGGAAAGTAAGTATGACATCACGGTTAACGTCGCGTGAAAAACAACGCGGAACGGCATATCAGCACAAGATACGGCAAGAACGGGCAAAGGTTTACCAAACCCGCCGTAACGTATGGGATAACGTAAACAAGAATCTGCGAAACGCGGTCGTTCGGCCATGCACGCGAAAACAGGCAACGAAGATGATACTAGAATACGAATGGCTCGGGACTATGCTAACGGCATCCAATCGGCATTACGCGATCGTGTTTGACAATATGATCGGCGGCGTAACCTGTTGGGCAGTTGCTGGTATGGCGATTCCCGTAATGATGAAGACGTTCAAACTGGCAAGCGATGAGGTAGGTTACTTGTGCCGGGGCGCGTGTGCGTATTGGACGCCCAAAGGGGCGGCATCGCGGCTGATTGCGTGGTCGTGCAAATACGAAATGCAACGAGGAACGAAAATCGCCATTGCATTCGCCGATACCGACGCCGGCGAATACGGGACCGTGTACCAAGCGGCCGGATGGACGTGTATTGGACGTGGGACGCTTTGGCCGCAGTATGTATCGCCGCAGGGTAAAATCTGGTCGCATAATCAAATGACGGCAAATCGGAAAAAAAGCGGCGTTAAAACGGGCGAATACGTCAAAAAATTGTTATTGAAGGGTTGGAAAAAACAAATCGCCAATCCCAAATATCGGTATGTGCGGGTTCTGGCGACCGGCGAGGAAAAACAACGCCTCGATGCGATAGTGGAATCAATGAAAGTAGAATATCCGAAACGCCCTGCTGGTGTAACGGCAGCACGATCGGCGTCCAGTCGATAGGCGGCGGTTCGACTCCGACCGCAGGGCTTATAATATGCGGAAACTCAAAGCCGATAAGATAAGCCAAATCCGGGCAGTATGGCTCGAAACTGAAAACGTACAAGAAACGGCACGGATATGTCAGGTTCACGAAAAAACGATTCGGGCATATCTGAAGAAAGAAAACTGGCCGGAACAGCTCGTCAGACGCCGGCAAATCGTCGAGCGAAAGATGGACGAATCGGCTGCATCCAGGCGGGCAAGGCAACTGAAATATACCAGGGCAATACAAACCGCCGGCATGATGTATTTCGTGGACCCGAAGACCGGGGAAATCAGAAACAGAATACGCAAGGACACGGCGGCCGTTCGTGCCGTAACCGAAGGCATACGTCTGGAACGCGAAATCCTCGGCGATGAGGGTGCCGTATTGGAAATCAAACTGAAACTGCCAACGGGGTACGAGGAAATTTGAAAGGGACTGTAAAGGGGTAAAAATGAAACCTGAATCGCGATGGTATAAAATACGGCGGGCGGCCTTGATATGGGTATTTGAACGGACCGGCATTGAACCGCCAAATATGCTACCGCGGTGGGCAAGGGTGTGTTATCTGCTGCTGTTCCCCTTGCGGTTACGAAATTACTGGGCAGCAAACGTATATGACTGGAGCAAGGACCTTTACACAATCGAAGGCGTAAAGTTTTCAGGAGAGTTTTTCAGGGTATTTGGTGGGCCGTATCCGAGCGGGCCGTTTATTGTAGATAAAACCGAAAACGACATAATAATTATACGGAAATTTGAAAAGGATTAGAGATGATCGACGTAACAACGCAAAGCTGTAAAGAATGCCTGTTCTGCCGGGATAACAAGTGCCGCCGCGAACCGCCGAAACTGTCTGGCGGCGGCGTCGGTGCGTGGCCGATAATTGCAGAAACCGACTGGTGCGGGATGTACTATCCGAAATCCGGCCTACCGCAGCAAGGCCGAATCGCCGTGCCGGTACAGCCGCCGCAGACGATAAGGATACCGAAATGAATGAATATACAAAAGATTGGCCGATGATTGCTCAACAGGCAAAGCGGCAAGAAAACTGGTTATGCGAACGATGCAAGCATCCGCACGACCCGCCGACAGGCCATACGTTGACAGTGCATCACCTCGACCGCGACAAACGCAATAATGCAAGATGGAACCTTGCAGTTCTGTGTCAGCGGTGCCATTTGAGCGTCCAGGGTCGGGTGAACATGAGCCAGATGCTGTTGCCAGGAGCTGAGGTAAGCGACTGGTTTAAATGGCACTTAAAGGGATACCAGGAATCGTTACGCCTTAAAAGAATCGCTCTTGGCGATTAAGGATACCGAAATGACCAAGCTGAAACGGTTCCGACGAAACTTGTCCTGGAACTGGCGGTATTTCCGGCAAGTGCAGAACAACGGCCGAATGCAAAGTTTGTATAAGGCGTGGCGTATGGCTCGGGGATATTCCGTGCCGATAGAACGGACCCGGTGGCGAAGTAGCAGGGATAATTTGCATGGACGAAAACGAACAAAGGCGAAAACTGGCCGAGTTCGATCAGCAACTTGAAGGCGTTCGCCAAGTATTGCCGGCGGCGGTGTACTCGATATTCAAGGGTCTGATTGATGAAGGATTTTACCGGCACGAGGCTTTCGAGCTTGCTCGCGACTGGATGGAACATTTACTACTGCAACGGCGGGACGATAATTGAAAGGGACATACGATGACTGAAAACGACTGGTGTATTGCGACGTTGATATTCGGCCTGATTGTAGGCGTGATTTGCGGCTACGTATTTCGAGGTTAAATGCAGTTCGACCTGACCGACCTGCCGAAGATAACGAACGAACGGTTCCTGCCGCTGTATCTGGACAAGAGCCGTTACCTCGTACTTTGGGGCGGTGCCGGCGGCGGTAAGTCGTATTTCGCAGCGCAAAAGATTCTTGCCCGGGTGCTGGTCGGCATGGCAAAGGGCCGGCGGCATCGGTTCCTATGCCTGCGAAAAACACAGCCGGCGGCCCGGCTGTCGCTGTTTACGCTGTTCAACGAACTGATCGCCGACTGGGGCATTGGCGGTCTGGTTACGACGAACAAAGTATCGATGACGTTCAGTTTCAGCGGCGGCAGCCAGATCATCGTCGGCGGCCTGGACGACCCCGAAAAACTCAAATCAATCGTCGGCGTTACCGGCATGTGGCTTGAGGAAAGCACCGAGTTCACCGAGGCCGATTTCGGCGAAGTGGACCGCCGGTTACGCGGCCGGATGCCGGACTATAAGCAAATCATCCTGTCGTTCAATCCGATCGACGTACGGCTGTGGCTGAAAACCCATTTTTTTGATTCCGACGCATGGCAGGATATATCCGGCGACATGGCCGGGACCCTACGCCGCAAATGCGAAGTTGTCGTCGATGGCGTCAAGGAAACGCTGTTATCGACGCTGCACCATACGACATACCGGGATAATCAGTTCATCGATACCGAATACAAGGTCGTCCTGGAAAGTCTGGCCAAGACCGATCATTACCAGCACGTCGTTTACAACCTCGGCCAATGGGGTGAATTGAAGGGGCTGATATTTACGAACTGGGACATCGTGGACGACTGGCCGGCCGAGCAGTTCGTCGAACATGGATATGGCTTGGATTTCGGATACGGCGGCAATCCGGCGGCGTGCGTGGAAATCGGATTCGTTGCCGAAAACGAACCGTATCTGCGGGAAATCCTGTACGAAAAGGGCTTGACGAATCAGCAACTGGCCGGCCGGCTGCGGCCGGTAATGTCCGAAGGTGTGTCGGTCGTCGCCGATTCTGCCGAACCGAAAAGCATCGCCGAACTGCGGGCGGCCGGTCTTTCGGTCATCCCAAGCATCAAGGGGCCGGATTCGGTCGTGTACGGCATACAGCGGATGCAGAATTACCGAATGAAGGTACATCGCAACTCGACGAATTTGATCGGCGAAATGCAGGCGTACAAGTGGGCCGAGGACAAACAAGGCAACGCATTGAACAAGCCGGCCAAGTTCAACGATCATGCCGTCGATGCGGCCCGGTACGCGATAACGCGAATCAAAGGCGTCGCCCGGCAGTTCCTGTCGTTCATCGACGAACGGCCGTCAACGCCGGCCGAAACGCCGGCCGAAACGGTCGATCAGCGGGCATTCATCGACGACGAAGACATTTGGGCCGATATGTAAAAATGCTGAAAAACGGCAAAAAAGTCTTGACAAACGGTGCCGACCAGACTGATAATTACCTTGCGACAGTCAAAAGTTTGGCAAATGAATGCCAATACGGACGCTTGACAATATGCCTGATTATACATAACGGACGGATTTGCGGCGTCGAACACCTGTCAACGCACAGGAAATTGATGCCAACGATAATCCAGTAGTCGCAGGCTACCCGAACACGACGGGCGTTTGCAAAGGATACGCGAATGCCCGTTTTACAATCGCTCGCCAGAACCCTGCGGAGGGCCGCCAATAAGATCAGCGGTTCGCCGGGGGGGTTATCCGTATCGTCATACCTGTCTGGTCAACCCTACGAGCCGGACGTTTCATACTTGTCGCTGGTCAAAAAGTATCAGGGCTACGTTTACGCCTGCGCCAGTCGGAACGCGACCGCGTGCGCCAGTATTCCGTTACGGCTGTTCCAGATGCGTGGTTCGTACAAGGAAAAGACCGGCCAATATCCGACCCGCCGGGTGAAGGACCAGCGACTCCAGGAACTTGCCAAATCGCCGACGACCGAAAAGTATCTACGCAAGGCCGTCGAAATCGTCGAAGTAACCGAAGGGCATCCGCTGATCGACCTGTTGCAGAAGGTCAATCCGCACATGAACTCGTTCGATCTGCACGAACTGACCGTGCTATCGCAGGAACTGGTCGGCAATGCGTATTGGTTCCTCCTGGTCGATGCTATGGGCGTGCCGACCGAAATATGGCCGCTAATGCCGCAGTTTATGAAGGTGGTCGCCGACCGGGACAAGTACATTACCGCGTACAAGTACGGCGTCGATACGGTCAGCACCGAAACGTTCCGGCCAGACGAAATCATTCATTATCGGTATATGAGCATCACGAACGGCGTGTACGGCGTCGGGCCGCTCGAGGCGGCGATATTGGCGGCCGATTTGCATTACAACATGAACGTCCTGGAAACGTCGATAATGAAGAACCGGGGCCGGCCAGATCAGGCACTTGTTCTGCCGGCCGACGCCGGCAGCTTGTCGCCGGATACGCGGAAACGGTTGCGGCAGGAATGGTTCGAGAAGTTCGGTGGGCCGCGGCGTGGCGGTAAACTGGCGATACTCGAAGGCGGTGCGGAACTGAAAGACCTGACGCCGTCGCCGCGTGAAATGAACTTTCTGACCGGCCGCAAAGCAAGCCGGGCCGAAATCGCCGCCATATTCGGCGTGCCGGAATCAAAGATCAGCGTCGAGGACGTCAACCGGGCGAATGCCGAGGCCGGCAATTACACCTACGCAAAGGACACGATTCTGCCGCGTCTGCGGCGGTACGAGGAAAAGCTAAACGAACGGCTTGTGCCGCTATACAGCGATCGGTTCTTTCTGGCGTTCGACAATCCCGTACCGCAGGACAAAGAATACCGACTCAAACAAGTCAAGGACCACCTGTCCACCGGCTATTCGACGATTAACGAGGAACGCGACCTGGACGATCTGCCGCCGGTTCCCTGGGGCGATACGCCGATTCTGCCGATGACGATGATGCCGATGGGAACCGCACCTACGCAGACGCCGCCGGCACCGAAAGCGTCGAAGGTAGTCGGTAAGGCACCTCGCCGGCTGCCGCCATTGGGACATCCGACGAACTTTAAGAACGACCCGCTGGCCGACGCGATCGGCAAATGGTACGCCGCCAGGGAACGAGAATTGAACGCCGTATTTGCCCGGTACGATACGCTGGTCGAACGGTCGGTCAAGGCACCAGTCGATGATCTGGTCGGCGGGTGGGTCAATATCGGCAAGTGGCTTGACGATCTGGACAAGGCGATGGCACCTTTCATGCGGTTTACGCTGTATAGCGGGGCGACCAGGGCCTTGAAGGATGTCGCACCGACAATGGCGTTAAACCCGCTGAACCCGAGAATTGCGACGGCGTTGGAATCGCACCGAGTCGGTGCGTTGCGAAACATAATCGATACGACCGCCAGGGAAATCAGGCATGAAATCGCCGCCGGATTGAACGCCGGCGAAAACACCAGGGCGATACGAACCCGGCTGTCGAGAAAGTTTACCGAACTGGAAACGCATCGGGCGTCGCTGATCGCCCGGACGGAAACGATATGGGCGTGGAACGAAGGTGCAACTATCGGTTGGGCCGAAAGTAATGTCGTATCAGCGAAAGTGTGGGTATCGTCCGAAGACGACCGTTCGTGCGATTTTTGCCCGCAGATGAACGGCAAGGTGATCGAGTTGGAAGACAGTTTTTGGCGTAAAGGCGATGCAATGACAGTAACGCGGCCGGACGGAACCGACGTATCGCTGGATTTCGCGTACGAGGACGTTGGACATCCTCCGCTGCATCCGAACTGTCGCTGTGCCGTCGCCGCAGAATTAAGGGAGTTGTAATGGCAAGAATTACCAGAAAACGCAAATCGTCGAAATCGAAACAGGCGATTCCGCCTGCCAATAAGCAAATGGTTCCCGAATCCGTCAAGCAACCCGAGCCGGCACCGGCGAAGGCCAAACCGCTTGTATGCGGCTGCGGCGCTGTCGAAGGCGATGCGGACGTCAAAAAATGCCGTAAATGTGGTTGGACGTGGTGCGATATGTGTATGCGTGCTGCTGTTGCTTGCCCGCAGTGTGGTGCCGAATAGGACAATCCAATGGAACTTAAACGTATTCAAATCTTGCCGGAATTGAAAATCGACGAATCCGAGCGGACAATCCAGGCGGTTATCAGTTCGGCCATGATCGACCGGGACCGGGAAGTTCTTCTGCCGAAGGGCGTAGAACTGGACAACTACTTGAAAAACCCGGTCGTTCTATGGGCGCATGACCACCATAGTCTGCCGATCGCAAAGGCGGTCGGTATCTGGCGGGGCCGGGAACAGTTGCGTGCGAAGGCGCAGTTCCCGCCCAAAGGCGAATCGTCGTTCAGCGATAACGTTTACAACCTATACAAAGGCGGGTTCCTGAAGGCGTTCAGCGTCGGTTTCATACCGAAAAAATGGCACGAACCGTCCGAAAAGGAAGTCGAGAAAACGCCGGCTTGGGCGAACGCCGACCGCATATATGACGAGTGGGAACTACTGGAGTTTTCAGCCGTTCCCGTGCCGGCAAATCCCGACGCATTGGCGCAGGCGGTCAAGGCGAAATCAATCGTTCTGTCCGACGAAGTGCAGCATGATTTGGGAATTATTGAGCGGGAAATCGAGGAATATCTGCGGCCGGAAAATGTCGTAACGAACGAATCGGTAAAGACGAAGGCTGTCAATTTGCAGCCGTTCAACCCACTGAACTTGACGCCGCACAAACTTCCAATCCTGGAAGTGCGAATCGAGAAAGAACCGACGGATTATGGCGAAATGGCAAGGAATGAAATAGCAGCCAGACTTGGGCGATAACGGCCGGGGCTGTCGTGTTGTATGCCGGCGGCGACCCTACGGGAAACCGGGCGGGGTCAGTTGGCAGCAATGCAGGCGGCAGGTCAAATGTGATAGTTTTACATATAGGAGTTTACAATGAAAACCGTAGTGGAGTTTTTCAAGGACTACACCGACCCTGTTAGGAATACGACTTTCAAGGCCGGTCAATGGTACGACGGCGAAAAGGACTCGGCCCTGGACAAGCTGATCGCCGACGGCGTCTGCCGTGAGATCAGTTCCGAGGAAATCCGAGCCAAGCACGAGAACAAACCGCTCATTCTGCGATCGATTCCGACTGCGGCCGAAGTGGAGCAGAATCGCAAGGAAATGCGAACGATGCTTAAGGCCGAACTGGACGAGGCAATGAAGGGGCAACGGCGGCCTGGAATGCCTCTCGAAGAGGAAACGTTCGCCAAGACCGGCGGGTATGACAGCTTCAGCCAGTTCCTCGTTGACGTGCAGAAGGAAAAGCAAGGCGTTAGTCCTCGGCTGCGGAAATGGAACGAGTTCGTTCAAAACAAGATTTCCGGCATGTCCGAAACCGTATCCGCTGACGGCGGTTTCCTGGTGCCGACCGAGTTCAGGGCCCAGTTGCTGATGGGCGCCTTGGAAGGTTCGCTTCTGGCCAAGCGTGCCAGGAACATTCCTGTCGGCAGTAACAGCGTCAAGATTCCGGCGGTCAACGAAACGACCCATGCGTCGGGTTCGACGTTTGGCGGCGTCGTTCTGTACCGGCCGGACGAAGGCGTTGCGAAGACGGCATCGTATCCGCAGTTTCACCATGTAACGCTGACCATGCACAAGCTGGTCGGACTGTGCTACGTTACGGACGAGTTGCTCGAGGACTCGGCGATAACGTTGGGACCGCTACTGGGTAATATGTTCAGTCAGGCGATTCAGTTCCAGGTGGACGAGGATTTTGTCAACGGCACCGGGGCCAATCAGCCGCTCGGCGTAATGGCTGCGCCGTGTCTGGTATCCGTCGCTAAGGAAACCGGCCAAGCCGCGACCACGATTCAACTGAAAAACATCACGAAGATGTGGTCGAGGTTGAAACCGCGTAGCAAGGCAAATGCGATCTGGATTTGCAACCCTGACTGTTTCCAGCAGCTTGCCGAGTTAAGCGTAACGGTCGGCACCGGCGGTTCGGCGGTTGGATTCCTGAATCCGAACACCAGCGGTGCCACTGGCGCACCTCCAATGTCGCTGATGGGCCGGCCGGTGTACGAAACCGAGCATTGCCAGACGCTCGGAACGACCGGGGACATTATCCTAGGCGACTGGAGTCAATACCTGTTCGCAACGAAAGGCGGCGTCAAGGCCGACACTTCAATTCACCTGAAGTTCGACTACGACGAAACCGCGTTCCGTTTCGTGTTCAGGTTCGACGGTCAACCCTGGGAAACCTCGGCGTTGACGCCGGCGCATGGCTCGAACACGCTGTCGTCGTTCGTCGCATTGGCGACAAGGTCGTAACGGCTACGGGCATCGGTTCGGTCGTAACGAAAATTGAAAACGTGAAAAACTGAAAGGATAGGATAATGAGTCAGTTCCATTTTGTAGCTGCTGCACCGACGGCGGGAACCCAAGCGGGTCTGCCGGTGGCCGACTTCGCGGCCGGCGGGACGATTTCCGACATTGTCTGCATGAGCAAGTACCAGACGGCGTACTTTATGCTGTATTTCGGCGATCAGACCGGCGGTACTTGTACGCTGACCTGTACGGTCATTCCGTGCGACGATGCATCGGCGACGAACACCACGACTGCGATCGGGTTCTACTACAAGCGGGTATCGGCCGGCGAAACGAATACCGCCTGGACATCGAGTTCGTCATTGCTGACGACTGCCGGCGACAATCAGATGTACGTCATACGAGTGCGGGCCGCCAGCTTGCCGGTGGTAAGTGGCGTAACGTACGAGTATTGCTATCTGAACATCGCCGAAACGACGAACGACCCGGCCCTGGGTGGTGTCATCATAATGATGGCCGACCCGAGGTACGACGAAGATACGCTCGACGCGGTAACGGCGTAACGTAACGGAAACTTTGCTTGCCGGGCGGGGCCGTCCGACGGCGGCCTCGCCACGGCATAATCCATTACACGAAAGGATAGGTGTACTATGGCGAACATCCAGACTCGCTCATACTGGAAAAACGGAGCCTTAAACTTTTTCGACGACCAGCTTGATACGACCTGGAAAACCGGCGTATGGGCCGATTGTCCATTATTGGCGATTCGGTCGAATCCTGAAATCGGTTACATGATCGAAGAAGATTTTACGAACGTCGATGCGGCTACGCTTGCCGGTTATACAGCAACGCAGGCGACGACCGGGACGTTCACGCTTGCCAGTACGGTGGGCGGCAATGCTTTAGCGGACAGCAACTCGACAACGCAGCACCAGGGCATCAACGTTCAAAAACTTGGACCGTGCTTTACACCGGCGGCCAACAAAGACCTTTGGTTTGAGTGCCGGTTCAAGGTGGTCGATACATACGACAAGGCGCAGATATTTGTCGGCCTTGCCGGTGTCGATACCACTTTAAGTCCGAGCGGAGATCTGGATTCGGCAAATACCGAATACGTTGGATTCGGCATTGAAACGACCGGGGCCGGGGCTTTGAGTTTCTACGAATGCAAGGCAACGGCGGAACTGTCCGATGCGGTAGCGACGATTGCCGAAGCGACGTACATTCGGGCCGGATTCAAGATAACGGGCATTACCGGAATAAACTGCTACATTGACGGCGCTGAAGTGTCGTTGACGAACGTGGTTTATACCGGGATTCCTGTAACTGACGTAATGACTCCGTCATTCGTATGTCAGACCGACGGAACGAACGACCCGATACTGCATATCGACTGGTATCGCGTCGTACAGTTAAGATAAGCTGACTGGGAAACCGGCCGCTCGGCGTTCGAGAGAATTGTCAATAAGTACATAAAGCGGGCGGCCGGCAAGCGGCCGGTTCCCTGATTACGAAAGGACACACAAATGGCAGCGGACCCAAAAGCGGGATATGTAACTTGGCGGGCGGCATCAGCCAGCGAAGATACGCAGTTGACGGCAACGACGCAGGACACGGCACCGGCGTTGACGGATACCGACGGATATGTGATCGGACTGAACGGCCGGCAGAACGGACTGGTGCAGGTGATCTTTTTTGGGACGGCGGCGGCTGATAAGACGATGGCCTGGACAGTTTGGGGCTACGCGTCGCTGACTGATTGGGCCGAATACGTTGCTCACGGAACAGCGACTACTGGGGCAACGACCGACGGAACGGATTACTACGCCGATACGATTGTCATTACCGACCAGG